GCCAAATCATTTGTTAGGATTGTATGCCCAATTCTTTAAGGAAATATCCCTCTTAGATGGACACTCTTTGTTTACAGGTTTGCCTTGCTCCATATTCTTCATTCTACTAACAAAGCTAATTGTTCTATTAGCAGACTTAACTTCATTTGCACCCCAATCAGCTTTTTTCTTGCTCAATAGATTTAAGTTCCTATTTACAGGACTTCTATCTAATGATGCTAAACGTGAGCATTTAGTTTCACTCCAAGCCTTTAACTCCGAGTAAGACATATTTACTGTATCGTGGTACTTTGCGTACACTTCATCAATAACTTCGCTAAGGTCGGCTTTTAGGTCAACCTTTAAATCAAACAACATATCAATAATCTCTTGACTATTCATTTGGTAATGTTAATGGTTGAAATTCATCTGGACTTTGTAAACTTGAAGGAATGTATAGTTTCTCCATTTCCGCTTCATCTATGTAAGGTGGAATTTCTAATCCCATAATATCCATCTTTTGCTTTGGTGCAATCCACCACGCTTTATCTAACCATTCAACTTGCTCGGATTTGTTAGCTTCTAACTCTCCATAAACAGTTGGGTCAAAGTCAACATAAATATCTGTATTTCTATAACCCCAATCAGAATGTAATTTTCTATTTAAGTTATCTCTAATACCAACTAATAAAGGAATAGCACAACGAACTGTTAATGCTTTCTCGCCTTCTCTTTGGTTGTTATAAGTCTTATTGTCAGCATCGTTTAATAATTGAGAAGGTACCCCGTAAATGTTACAAAGTGCTTTCATATCCCACTTCTCACTCTCTATGATATCTAATTCAACAGGACTCAATCCTATTTGTTTCCAATCAACTTTGTAGCCACTAACCGCAATTGAATTAAAGTTTGCAGAGCCACCTTTTTCACTCACCGCCTTTTTAAGTGCTTGTGCTTGTTGTGTTCCACTAATAGGGTCAAAGCGTTCATCATTCATAAAAAGAACTCCAGCTGGACCACCATTCTGGAATGAAGCAACCGCAGCAGTCTTGGCTTCGTTCGAACGAGTCAAGTTTTTCGCAGCAGCCATCAATGGTGATTGACCATATAGTTGATTCCCAGTTGTATTCCATTGTAAGTTTATGTATTTATCTTGTAGTACCTCTTGTTTTGTAAAGTTCCAAAGTGGACCATAGTTCAATTGGTAACCGCTAATCGTTGGAGGGAAGTTTTGAATGTCCGCTAATACGTACATATATTGAGAAGGAAGCACGTACATTTCATACGGCTTACCATTGTTGTTACCACCTTCAATCATCTTTGCGTAAACAAAAGAGTTTCCTGTGATTAACTTAAAAGTACACCAAGCCTCTACGAAATCGCCAAATGTATCTTCTTGGTTAGGGTATTTTAATAACTCGTTTAATCTTGCATCTTTTGTATATAATTCAAACGCTTTCTTATGTAGCTTCTCAACATCCTTCCAGTTTTCAATCTTATCTGGTTGGCTCATCAACGCTTTGTATTTCTTTGCAGAACTTTCATCAACTACTTTATAAACGTTGAATGGAGCAAGTTTTGCTTTGTCCGCAATTAATTTAACGATAGAATAAACAATATCATTTGCAGCATAACCATCATTAACAAAGGATACGTTTGAACCGCCTTGCCAAGTTATAATCCCTTGTTGTATTGCAACTTGTCCGTTAAAAGGTATTTGTGGTAAAACTGTTGATAGTTTTTGTCTTTTACTAAAAAAGTCAAGTAATCCCATTATATATGAATTTTAACAAAGTTAGACAATTTATCCTAAAATACCGACACCTCAAATTTAGGCTTGGTTAAATGTGTAAACACGGCATATCGACAAGCATCCATCAAGTCATCATTTGCCTTTACAGGTTCTTCTATTACGTTATCGTTTTTATCCTTTTTCCATTTGTAAGACATAAACTCCCTTCTTAGGTTTTTGCTATTGTAGTGTAAGTTTATTGGATAAGACTTCATCTTTACTATTCCTGCCCAAACATCTTTCTGTGCTGGTTTAATGTTAAATCCTTGTCGGTAAAGTTCCTCAATAGACTTAGGCTCTGCAGCATCCGCATAGATTGTTGCTCGTTCTGGTAACTTCTCCTTAATCAATCTTGATAGGTCGCTTAAAGTAAGTCCGCTTTGATAAACTATTTCCTCAAAGTAGTTTTGTCCCTCGTAGTGCGTAACCTTTATAAGTGCAGCTGGATGGACGTAACCAAAGTCCAATCCATAGAACACATCGCCATCAGGTGCTTCATCGTATTGTTTCCATTGAGTATAAATAATTTCTTTTGCCGAACCTCGTTCACCTAATCCGTAAACTTTCCACATAAAGTCATCAGGCAAATCTTTGTATTGCTCAATGTTTTTTATTTGGCTTTCGCTAAGGTTTGAGATATTGTTTAGGTAGGTAGAATGGATGCGTTTGTTCATTGGGTTATCAGCTATATCATAAACCCAAGATATAAAGTCGGCAGGATTCCAGTCTAAGAATGCTTGTCCTGTTGTACGAATCAAAAGCTGGTCAAACAAAGCCTTACTAATTAGGTTTGCCTCGTTTACAAATAATATATCTCTTGCTGGTCCTTTTGCTTTATCTGGGTCTTCTAATCCGAATAACTCAATATATGATCCGTTCTTAAACGTATAAATGAAATCGGTATATCGGAAATCCTTTTCATCCCAAATGTTCCATTGCTCCAATATGTTTTTGAAATCTCTATAAACTCCACGCTTAATATGTGGTAGCGAATGAGAAACGCACGAAATCCTTGTATTTGGTTTGGTTAAAGCTATGTGGATTAATAATTGAACAACCGAATAGCTTTTACTTGACCTTGACCCACCTTCATTGCATATAATCGGATAACCATCCTCGTATGCCTTTTTATTGGCATAAAAGACAGGTGTAGCCTTAATCTTTAATTGGTTGACAATCTGCATCTGGTTCTATTGTGATTTGCACATTACCCTTTATGTCTGCGGTGATGTCGGTTGTTTGTTTTGGTCTTCCCTCTAATCGGTCTAATAGTATTTCATAGGCTTTTAAATCGCCCTTCCTTGCCTTTGCTATTATCTGCATATCTAATTGCTCGGCTATTGTAAATTCCTCATCTTCGCCTGTTACAGGGTTGCGTACCTTAGTAACCAACTCCAATAAACGTAAAAGTCTTGTTTTGCTATTAGGAACACCTTTACCCCTTCCCTTTGGGTTTCTTACTTCCCCTTTTTGTGCTGGTATCAAATTATGCTCATTTGCCATATCTTCTTATTTTCCTCTAATTATTACAAAGCTACTCCGTTCTTCTTGATTATCAAGGCTGAGTCAAGTTTTTTCATCCTATCTACAATCACTTGACAGTATTTTGGGTCAAGTTCCATACCATAGCATTTACGTTTAAGTTGATGTGAAGCAACCATTGTTGAACCAGAACCTAAGAAGAAATCAAATACTAAACTATTTTCGTTTGAACTAATCTTCATTTCATTTGCAATTAATTCTATTGGTTTCATTGTTGGATGCAATCCTGTTTCTCTACCAAACTCCAAACATCTTGAATAGTTTACATCCTTTAATCCATTGTTCCATATTGCAGACTTTCTAAATAAAAGCAAATATTCTATGTCTGGTCTATGTGAATCTCCTATTGGAATGGCATTTGGCTTTTTCCATATTAGCACATTAAATGAATAACCACTATCCCTTGCCCATACTAAATAATCTGGCAATAGTTCCTTATTGCAAAATATGTAAGCGTTCAATTTGTTTTTATCAAATATTAAAGGCAATACTTGTAAAAATTCAGTTGGTTCAAAGTTTGCTATAAATTCTATATCTTTCCCTTGCTTTTTCAATCCTTGCCCAATATTTCCCTTACATCCTCCTTCAGTTTCTATTTTATAAGGAGGGTCTGTAAATACCATATCAGCCTTTTGTCCGTTCATTAGCTTTGCCACTTGGTCGCTATCCGTACTATCGCCACAAAGCAACCTATGTTCGCCTATCTCAAATAAATCGCCTAATACTATGTCCGTTTCACTTCCGCCATCTGGAACGGCAAAGTCATCTTCTTCAGCCTCTAATACAGTTGCATCAAAGTTCGGTATGTCTAAACCCCATTCGGTAAGTAATTGTTCATCCCAATTATTAGCTAAGTCATCCCAGCTCCATTCGCCAAATCCGACATTATCCTTAATTATAAATTCTTTCTTTTGTTCTTCTGTAAGTTCTTTTGCTTGTTTTACTGGTACGTCCTTTAACCCAGCTTCAATACAAGCCTTTAGACGCATATTACCACCTAAAACTATATTGTTCTCATCTATGACAATAGGTCTAAGTTCAAGCATCTGTGGAAAGTCTTGGATTGACTTAACCAGCTTCTTAAACTTGTCATCTTTAATGATTCTTGGATTGTTTGGATTTGGTTTGATTTCGTTTATGTTCATTATCGGTTTTTTGTTGGAGTTCGTATTGAAATAATGCTTTCAGCTTTCTTTTCTAAATTGTTATAACCAAGCCATTTGCCACATTTAGTACATTCAAACTGGGTTTCTTTAATCTTACCAAACCATACATATCCTTCGGTTATTGCACCACATTTACAGGTATATTGCTTTTTGCCGTATGTATCTTTCATAGTTTATACTTTAACTTGGTTACGTTATTGCTAAGAGGCTTTACCAAGTATCTTTCATTTTTTCTTATTTTACTTTAACGACCTTGCCTAACATAAGGTTTAACTGCCTTATCCTTTGGACCAGATGTCTTTTTGTACTTACCACACTTTCTTTTTCCAAAGCTAACTTTGTTATTGCTGCTTACTTTTGCCATATAAATTTATTAAATCTGCTAAATAATCAAATGCTTGTTCTTGTGTTTTGCCAAATACATAGTGAGTAGTGCCATCAATGACAAATGAAAAACAAGGATAACCAGCAATTACCTCTTGTTTGCACGTTGCAAATATGTTACTTGTATCTATCAATTAAATCGTTTAATTCGTTTCTTTGCCATTTCTTAACCCTGTTGTTAACCGCTTCAAACTCCAATTCCTTAACAGCTTTCTCTCCTATCCTTTCAACTAAGCCAATCCTGTACATTGCTTGGTTGCCGTGTTTGAACATATTGCATCCAGCACATTGTAAATGAATATTCCATTCGTTAAACCTTAAAGCCGAATAACCTTTTACTGTAAAGTAGTGTCCAGCTTGGTTACCATTGTAGCTTCCGCAACTAATACAAGGCAATCCTTCATCTCGTTTTCTAATATAAGCATTAACAACCTTTTGGGTTTTATCTAACAACTTAGGTAAAGGTATCAATGGCATAAAGCAAAATTAGGGTTTAACTTGTACAAGAACAAGAATAAGCAGAATTTAGTTCGTTTAGGTCTTGACCTTTAAATAAATCATTTTGTGCCAACATTAAAAGATGCTTATAAGTTGTATCTTGAAAGTATGTATGCCCATTGCCAAATTCCTTACTCATTTCCTCATCTTCTATCCATTCTTTTGCTAACTCTGGATAGCTACGCATAATATTTACTATTGCGTTTTTACCTTTAAGAAAGCATAAAGTACAATTTCCTAAAATAGCTGAAATTTCCAAAGTGTAAGGCTTTTTACTCCAATAGTCATTTACTTGTGCCTTGTCTATGCCTTGTTCGTACAAAGGGAACTTTGGGTGGATATAAGCCTGTCTTTTTTCATAACCTTTAACTCTACGTTCCTCATCTGCTCTAAAACCTACAAGCCATTCGTAGTTTTGTTTGCCGTGATTTGCCCTTAACCATCGTTTAGCAGTCTTTATTTTTAGTTCAATAGTACATTCTCTTTTAACTCTATTTGGTATTAGCTTCCATTTCTTTTTTTCTAACATACCTCTAAAGCCACCTTCAAACATTACCCTTATAATTGGGATGCCTTCGTGTGCCTCAAAGTCATTAATAAACTTGTAAGTTTTAGGATGCTCCCTTCCTGTGTCTGCAAATATTACCAAATCGCCTTCACGATAGTTAAGGATAGTCATTAAGGCACTTGTTTTGCCACCGCTAAAGTTTATTACTCTTTTCATTTTTTTAGTCGCACAACACAAAGTCTATCGTTATGCTTGTATCGTTTTTTGTTTATTGGGTTCATATAGGTCATTATCGTTTTATAGTCAGTACCTAAAAACCTAATTGCCTTTGCTATTGACCTAAACCATATCTCCTCTTTTGTGTCTAAAAATATCAATCTTACCTCAATATTATTGTCTATTCCTGTCATTTAATCAAATGTTTTATTTCTGATAATGTAATTGCAATTAAGTAAATGCAACAAACAAGTGGAACGCTGATAAGCGTAAACTTTAATAGTTCGTAAATAAATGTTAGTTGTTTCATTTGTTATTTTTATAAAAATCGTTAATATCACAAAATGCTGCCGTTACAAGTTGTGAAAACAAATACAATACAACTAATAAAAGCCTTAACCCAACGTTTGTTTCTGCATCTTGTATGATGTATAAAGCAAGTATTATATAAATAATAGTTGCAATTATGTGAATAAAAAATGATTTGCTCATAAATTTAAGTTTAAAGAACCACCCCAAGTTCCCGTAATTACTATCTTGGTTAAAAATATTTAATTCTTGGAGTGGTTATAATTGGTTTTGTAAAAATAGGTACAAAGTATATCTTTTGCACTCATTTTTGATAAATATTTCATTATTTAATTTTTCTAAGTCTTTAGGTGTTTTAGCCGTTACTTTGTAATGTGATATTATTTTTTTCTTTATCTGGTCTGCCTTCTCTTGGCTTAGATTGTCCTTGTTTAGTTCCTTTCGCTTCCATAGTATGTCAAAAGCCATTGTATTAAGCAACTCCCAGCCTCTTTTAGCCGACTTCTCCCAGTTTTGGTACAATGCGTCAATGATTTCATCATCTTGGATTTTTGGCACTTCTATTGGTTGTGGCTCTACATAGGTCTTTTGTCTTACTTGTAAAGCTATCGGCTTATAAGCTGCCATCACATCGCCAAAGAATTTAGGGGTAAACATAATCGCTTTGTCAACCGATAATTTCCCCATTGCGTAAAGTTCAAAAGCTACTCCAAGTTCTTTTAGTTTATAATTACCATAGTTCTTTATTACAAAATCGCATAAAAATTGAAACAACTCTATTGTAGGGGTTTGACATCCGCTTAAAGCAATACAGGTCTTAAGGTGTTCTTTTACCTCAATTGGTGAACATCTGCCAACACTCATTGTATCTAAAGCAACTACAACCTTTAATTCATCTGGTTCAAGTTTATTATAGATTTCTAAGTGCATTAGCCTCTCGTTCTGCGTAAGAGAGTTTATGGATTGGGGTAATACTTCGGTTAATGATTTCATCGTTCCAAGATTTGTTGTTTAAAAAGGTTTCTGGGTTTTTACGGAATTGCTTGTCTGGTACTGATTTCTTGTAAAGGTCAAGATAATTCATTGCATTTTGCCTTTCTTCATCGGTTAATTTATTCCACTTCTTTTTTAGCTTTTTCTTATCTCCTACCTTTTTATCATAATCATTCCAAAACCATTCGAAATCTATATTTATATTTTGATTTATAGTTATAGTTCTATTTTCAGTTTCAGTTTCCATATGCTCAGCATATGCTTCGCTAGTGCTTTCTTTTTTAGGTGATTTTGCATTATTTCTTCTACTTTCACTAAATTTTTGCCTTCTAATGGTTTCATTAAACATTCTTTCGTTGTAGTATAAACCATCTTCAACTTTAAATTTATCCCATATCTCAACATCATATGCTTTACATATGCTTAGCATATCCTTTTCACTTAATTTGCCTTTTTGATGTTGTAAGCACAAAAGTCTAATGTATTTGCCAACCTGTTCATTATCCATTGTGAAAGTGCCACTAAGAAAATCGCTTGTGTAAAATAACACCGCTGGGTCTTTAGCCATAAAAATAAAAAAGGCTCTCGGCATCCACCCCAGTAGGATTAGGGTTTCAGCTTTGAGCCAATAAGTTTTAGTTAGGATATCCTACATCCTTTGTACAAAGTTAAACTAATTAACCGAATACTGTGCTATTTGCTTCTTATTTTTTAGCTTAATAATGGTAGTTTTAATGTTCATACCATCGTTTCTAAGGTCTGCTATTCGTGCTGCTAATCTAAAGCATCCGAACTTGTTTAAAGCATCAATAGGGGTTAACTTTCTACCTTTATTTAGGTAATTTGCGATTTGTGTTGTTTGGCTCATAGTTATAGGTTTTAAATTTGCGCTTAACGTTTTCGCCCAACGTGGGGGTTAGAATGGTTTAATCTTCTTCGGTTAATATTATTGATCTTATATAACCTTCGTGGTACTCTTTAGTATCAAGAAGTATGTTATTATCCGTTCTTCTATACATCATTCTTTCTTGGTCATAAATTATAAATCTATGTGCTTTTTTATGGTCTTTACTACTTAACCATATTATATCTTTATGATGTATTTCATTATATGACCAATGATGTTTTTCTGCTCCTTCAAATGGTCTATGCTTACCCATACTTTGTGATTTCCTTTTAGCCTTTAATTTTTCTGGATATTTATGGTTATAAATTAAATCACGAACATAATGTTGATGTGTTTTACCTGAATAAAGCCTTTGATGTTTTTCTCTACCTCTTTTCCTTTCTTTTATTATAAAATTAGGGTCTAATTTATTTTTATTATAATTTTCTAAAATATCCCTTTTGTTACATATTTTACATTTATTTACATAACCATCAGGCATTTTAGGATGTTTATAAAAATCATCTAAAGGCTTTATTTCTTTACATTTAAAACATTGCTTCATATTATTATTTTATACAAATATAATGAATTAAAATGGTAATTAAAACATTACATTCTAAAAGGGCAAATCATCCTCTGATTCTTGTTGATTTACGGCAAATTCTTTTTTACCTGTTGCCTTTACTCCATTAAAAGCAACTTCTTTGCCTCTACCACAATAGTTTTTCTTTGCCTTCTCGGCTCTTTCTTCTTTGGTTTGGTTGTTCCATACTGTGTGGGTGTTACTATTTTCGTCCACTTCTTTTAAGTAATCGGTAGCTATGTTTGCATAGTGTTTGCCATTTTTAGCTTCCTTCCAGTTAATCTCCTCTTTACAAATGTTCAATACAATCATTGTTTTTAGTTTTGGTGTTTATTAATTTGTTGTTGATCTATTTGGTTTTCCGTTTGTCTATCTTGTTCTAATTCTTCCTCATCTTCTTCTTCCCAATCGCAATGCTCTAAACAATCTGGACAAATGTCAATTTCTTCAAAGTTGGTATGTGCGCCGCAGCAAGTTGAATATGGCATAATTAATCGTTTAAATAGTTTTCAAATACTTCAAATTTATCAGCTAACATTTGATAAGGAATGTAATCCCTTTTCGGTTGCTCTAATAACTCTGGGAAGTGTTTTTGTTTATGTAGTTTCAGTTTATACTTAGCTAAATTTAATTGATGAATCATTTCCGATGCGTTTTGTGGATAGCTTGTATCTACTTTGTAATTCCAAAACTTAACTGCTTCTCTTAAATCCCATAGTTTTTTTAATGGTGTCATAAAGATTGTTTTTTCTTGGTAAATAATTTAGTTACATCCTTAGTTGCAAGTTCGCTATTTAGTGCGTAAAGTTGGCTTAATTCGGTAGTATTTATACACAAATCAATCGCTAACTCTAAGTCCTCTAAATTTTCGTGAGTCTTAATGTAAGCTGGGGTTTCCTCTGTTGATTGAGCCATTTCATCTCCTGTGTAAAGACCGCTTAAATCTTGTGGGTAAGCCTTTCTTAAAGCTAATGCCTCTGCAACCTTGCTTAACATTGTATGTGGCATCTTCGCCCATAAACCCATTGGTTTGCCATCGTTTGTTCTTTGGCAATATTCATCCCAATAAGCAACTCCTACCGATGCTTCATACCTTGTTTCTCCGTGAAATCTAAATACTGAAACTTTACAAGAAATTAACTTTCCATCTTGTTCTACAAAGATTGGTTCGCTTTGTCCACCATAGTTTCCGCTACGTTCAGCGATTACTCGGAATCCATCGATACTTGTTTGAATGGTCATTTTTTTAGTCCATCCAGTAGGGGTTTTTACGTTCCTGTGGATGCAATAAATTTGTCTTGATAACGCATCAAGTCCTGTGCGTTGTGCTTGGTAAAGAAATAGCTTTAGTTCATCAACTGTTGCCTCTGGAGCAATCTGTGATTTTACTAACTCTACTTGATCTTTCGTGTACGAAAGTTGTGGCTTTTTAGCCAGTTGTTGGTCATTCATATTGTGTTGGTTTTAGAGTTTAAAATTAGGTACTTTGGTGTTAATAACCAAATTAAATTAGCACATTTAAGTTGAAAATGTCGTTTTTTATGGTATCGTCAAACTTATTTGTCAATTGTCCTTTGATCTTTGAAATAGAGTGTAAAACTGTGGTTCTATCCCTATTAAAGATTTGACCTATTTCCTCGCCATTTAATTCGGTCTTTTCCTTTGTTAAGTACATAGTCATTTGCCTCGC